GGAAATTCACTAGTTGGGTCTTGAAACCCATACTTGTTTGTACCCTCTTTCTCTTGAATAGTACCCTGTTCTGCTTCTGTCTTCTTAGCCATTTAATTTACCAATCTTGTTCCGGTTGATGTAATATCAATTCTAACCTTACCAAACTTCTTTCTCACAAACTCACCGACATTAAAGTATGGTTCTTCTCTTCCTTCCAGTTCTCCGATACCATATATTTTGGCGCCGGGATATCCTTTAAAGAATGTATCCAGAAAGGTTTCTAGAGTTTTATATTGAGACCCCGTAAAAGAGTTACCTGACCTAAAAGCATTTGGAGCTTCTGTTCCTGTAGGTGCGTCGATACCACCAACAAGGGCAATATTAATAGACTCGTTTCTAAAATCAGCGGGGTCTACTTTAGATATCAATGTGGTAGGTATTCCCCTTTGTATAGTTCCATCTCTACGAATTACATAGTGAAACTGAATAGTGTCGAACCCACGAGCTTTGTGATCTTCATGAAGCATCTGACACGTCAAGTATTGATCAATAAAGGTTTCTGTAGAGTGAATGATAAGTTGTTTTACTGGTCTCTTAACCAAACGTACTTCAGCTTGCAGTTCTTCTTTCGTATCACATGTTTGGAATACAGCAGGTTTCTTTTCTGTGTCAGCAATATTAGACTGAGTAGTTTCGTTTATCTCACCAGTCTCAAATTTGATAAAGGTATCGAAACCACTTGGATACTCCTGAATATCAAAAGATTCTTTCCAAGTACTTCTGTCCTGATCCCCAACTTTTATTTGTTTTGTTAGGGTGGTGTCAAGATCACTTAAAGCGATTTCAACAATATTCATGATGATCTCAAACTCAGAAATCTTCTTAGCATCTATTCCCTGTAGTTTACATTGAGAAACAGTTCTTTCAACAAGTTCTCTTGTGTTACGGAATCCTTTCTGAGCAGAAAGTATTTTAGATATTTCCGGATCGACACCTACGTTTTTACTACCGACATTTTGAACCGCAGTTGCAAGGTCTTTTGGTGCACCACTTTGTACCTGAGAAATTACACTGGAGATATCACTGTTACCGATACCACCAGAACCACTAGATTTAATTCCTGTACCAACAAGAGACGTTGCAGATGTTAATCCACGAATTGTATTACTGGCTGCTCCGGTAGAATTTTCGCTTATATCCTGAAGACTACCTCCACCAGTAGAAACACTTCCAACAAACTCTTTGCCTTGATTGACCAGACTTCTTACTGAATTGATCTCGGCATTGACTTCTGCTTTAGTTTGGTTTACCTTGTTTACAATACCGTTGACTTCACTTGCGACCCCTTTTACTTCGCTGCTAATATCTTTGTATGCGTTACCAAGTTGTCCTATCGAGCTACCATCGTCTTGTAACAGGTTATCAGTAAAATCTGATACCGGATTGATATCTTGAATTGCGGAAACCTCATTCAATACTCCAGTAACGTTTGAAGAAATATTATTTACAGTATCCGTAAATTCTTTCAAAGTTGAAACATTCGAAATATCACTCAGACTCCCAGCTGCATTATCTATAGACGATAGAAGAGAGTCTGCTTTTCCAGACATGGTTTCGCTTGTTTTGGTTAGGGCGTCCATACCACTTCCACTAACACCTTTAGCAGACAAACCATCTAGAATAGAACCCAGTCCAGTTATAAGTGTAATAATTGATGCAATCTTGCCCGCAAGGTCTCCACCAATAGCTTCTATGGTCGATGAAGATGCAAAGGCAGCTGCAAGTCCAGCAGAGTCTCCACCAGCAATCATGTTTAGAATAGAACCTTCTGCGTTCTCCGAGTCGAGAAGTCCCACTATAGGGGGAAGTTCCTTTGTTGATAAGTTTATTTCTGCTGTGGTTCGATCAAGTACCCCACCAATACCAGTTACGTCTTCTGTAAATTCTACAATTGCATCACCTTTATCGGCAATGCTTCCCGCAGTCGTAACTTTAGATTCTAAACTTCTAAAACCACCTACGACTTCACCAGCTTCTTTACCCAATAACGTGGCATTTTTTACAAGATTAGCTCTATTAACTTCATCAATCTTTTTAGTTAATGAAGTGTCAAGGTTGTCTTTCTCAACTTTTCTTTTGAGTGCGCCTTCTACGTCTGATCTAATAGTCATTATCCGCCCCCATACCTATCATTAAGTTCATATGCTTTTCTTTTTACATCACCAACATCCACACCCGTTGTAGAACATACCGCTTCAACTTTACTGGACAAACTGCGTCCCAATATTTTTGGTTTTGTTTCGGTTAGTTCTTTTAAAACGAAGTCTACCTGTTTATCAAAGTTTTGGAAATCTGGACTGGAATTTTTTAAGGAATCTAATCGTGTACCCGTGAAGTTATCTATACCAAAACTACCATCATCGTGGCCACCCGTAATCATACCACTAGCTATATCTAGTTCAGCAGTAAGTGCGATAGAACTCTCAAAATCCAAACCAGCATCTAAGGCTTTCTTTAACGTTCCTCCAATCCTACTATCCTTTACTTGACTTGTTATATCACCAGTGTTCTCATTTTCCATAGAGACTAAATCTAAAAGTTCTTGAATAGTATCAGCGTCATCACCAATAGGATCGAAACCCAGTTGAATGGGTGTTGGTGTTGTTATGTGCGGTAAAGAACCTATTACAATAGGAACCTGTGAATACTTTCCGTCCATAAAGAAACCGAAGATCAATGATCCCGCTTCAATTCTTGGTGTTGAACCAAGTCCAGAAGTACCACCCTCTGTTGTTGGAATCAACACTTGGGCCCAAGGTAATGCAGACTGTGGTATATCTTCAAGACTAGGACTATGAACACCGTGGATACGAATCTGAACGTATCCTTCAAGACCCTCACCTGCTGGCGGTCTTGCATTGATAACAAGTCCGGTAAACCACCTAACATGGTCACCATAAAATTCTGAAGGTAATCCTTTAGGTAATTCCATTAGAAACTCTTATTGCCGTAATTAAATTTGCTTATATTTAATGTTGTCATATGTTTTCCATTACCACCAGCTGTTTGCAAATGATGATGAATATTAGTAATTAAGAAGTCACCACTCAGTAGTTTAGATGCATCTGTTTTGGTTTCATCACCATCTTCAGGTATTCTCACATCAATCCTGTCTCCAACACCAGATTTAGCAGCAATTATATCTGCTCCAGTAACGGTAATCTCATACGAGTTCTTCATCATTAGATTCAAAGCTGCTTGAGTTTTGATCTTATGATGATGTTTATCTGCATCCGGTTCCCAATGAATACTCTTGTAGTTTGTGCCGGGTCTGTATGTCTTTCTATTTAACACTTGATGAACAAACCTAGAATCCGTTGTATGTGCAGGCCCTACTCCTTGCAAACTAAAATTTGGATCGTATGTGTTTTTAGCACCACCATTATCACTTGGTATTGCATCAACAACATCCATGACTGAAAGGTGTTTAGGAACCCAACCCTTAATAGTTGCATCATCAAGTTCTGTCATTGCATAGGACGATCCTATGGTGCCTGTAAGTATATGGTTAAATGCGTCTGAAAGTTTTGCTATACTCACATCATGAATTTGTTTATGTCTTTGTTTAAAACTTTTTGTAATCACATCTGCTTGAGTTTCTGCTCCCGAATAAACGTAAGGGTCTTCCATATTAAATGGGGGAATCTCTAGGAGTCTGTCCAAGGTAGCCAGTTTTAGTTCATCGTTAAAAACACTTCCAAACAATAGGAAAGGCATTCCTGTATTTGTAGATGCACGATCCCTCAACCATTCACAGGCTTCTAGTGGATGCATGTAAGGAACGATAGCTTTCCAGTTCTCCTGTATAGACGGTTGAATTACTTTTTTACAACTCTTACCTATTTTAGAACTTAATATATTAACAATCTCATCTTCTATCTTTTTACCGTTACCAATAGCTTCACTGAACTTTGTTGCCTTACTGGCAGTCGCATGTTCGTCGATAAGATTTAGAAGCCAAACTGTACTTTTCGCATCTGCAACACCACTCTTTTCTATTCTTCCAGCAGAATGCACGTGCCATTTTTTAGTCCAAGTCTGATCACCCACATTATCTTTAATGGTCATAACAAGACGTTCTGTACCACGGAATTTAAATCCTTCAAACCAACCCGTTTGATCAACAAGTAAAACATTGCCTGTACAGTATGGCATAGTGATATCTTCAAAGGCCTCGTATTCCAATATCACTTGAAAAATATCAACAGAACTTCCTGTCGAACTAGTAAGGATTGCCGACTCTATTTGAAAAGTTGGCCCGTCAAATCTATCTTGCATCTTACGTCACTTCTCTAAGTTTTGTATATACTCTTTGTGCTACCCGATCAACGATATCAGCTTTTAACACTTTGATTTGTTTTAGTTCGTCGTTCTTTTGTTTATAGTATTCCTGTACAGTAACAGCAGTAACATTAGATGGAACGTTTTGTGTGTATGGATCGATATCAACCCACTCACTTTCTACACGCAGTTCTGCATTATCAGCAGCCTCTACTGCACGTGCAGCTGTTTTTCTATCGGATGATATTAGAATGTTAGATACGTTGTCAAGATCAAATGCTACGTATTGAGTTTTTTCGTAGTGATGCACAGCTTCATATTGATGCGATTCTTTAAAGAGTTCAACCGCAATTGTAATACCTGTTGTCTGATCGATGTAAGAAATAGACTCTGTATCACCAAAGTTATTATCTTTAGGATTACCGACATACAATGAAGCAACCACGGTTACTATTGTGTTTTCAATGAAGGGTATGTTTTGGAACGTGGCTGTCTTCCCAAGGGAATCCAAACTTCTTTCAATTGTATCATCCATGATTACACCATCACGGTAAAACGTCCAGAGACTTGAACTGTGGAAAGTTTTACGGAATGAGTCATCTACTTCAATAGTAGCGAATCCTGTCTCTGATACTGATAAGGTGAATTGTTCTTGTTCATCCAATACTGTATTGGTGGTGTCAATTACCATTTGACCAAGTTCAGGGATTCTACGGACAATTGTTCCTATTGTACCAGATACCGATCCGGTCACAACTTGTCCTACACGAAACGCAAAGTCTCCTGTAGTAAAATCGTCTTTAGTTGTTACTGTCCTATGAGGATATCTAACCTTTACGATATCACTTACCTTTTCCTGTGCGACAGGCCATCCAGATTCACGCAGATGATCATTCATTAAATAGAATGTCCAATAGTAATCTGGACTACCGTAGAGTTCTTGTGATACATTATCCGGTCTGTCACCCGATAGAACCTGATAACTTTCATAGAATGATAAGTCTTGCTTTACCTGATCAAGAATATCTACGTATGAATGAATTGCCTGAAACAGAGCAGGACGTGTCTCTTCACCGAAGTTGTATAATAATGGTAAAAAACTTTGTATATATTTCATTGCTTTGCCCTGTTATTATGCATATATGATTGGAGGCGGTTCATCCGGCGATGAACTACCGCCACCACCCGAACTTAACTGTGGCACATATTCCTCTTGTTTTCTATCAAGAGTTGCAGACTCAATAAAGTTCAATGTTATTTGTGTTTCTACTGGTTTACCATCTGTATGAAATGCCATGCCATTGGGGTTTGTTGTTACAGAAAGGTTTCTTAGATATGAGGGTTGTATTTGGACAGGTTCCCATCCTCTAAAACTGGAAACTTTAATTTTAAATTTTTCTGGATACTTGTAACCAACTCTAACATCACCAACCATAATCGGTTCTGGATATAAAAAGTGTCTGAAGAAATCTACGATACTGTCAACAGCACTTGCTTCATCAGCTGAAGAAGGAACTAAACTAAAACTGAATGAGAACTCTCTCATGTTGACTCTTTTAAATAGAGTCCTTTGGTTTGGAGCAATAGTTACTCCGGCTGCTACATTACCCGCAGCTGCAATTCCAGCACCAGCAAGTCTTCTGGTCGCCCCTGCCAATGTGATAGCTCCTAATCTTGCTGCTTCAGGACTTGCGCCACCACTAACTGCGTCTATGATAGATTGACCTACACTTGTTGCTACGCCAAACGTGCCTTCGGTTGCATCTGACAAGGTGTCATCTGTCATACGATTCAACGCTAATGCCCCAGTCGCCTCTAGATCAACACCATCAAAGGCAACACCTTCTGCAACCTGAAATCCTGGCGGTAAATATAAAACTACTTGACCATCAGGGTTTTGTAAATTCATCTTACCTCTGACAAAAGGTTGAACGTCTTCACCTATACCGAAGAAATCTTGAAGAATGCCATCCAACTTACCTCCAGCGTCCCCAAGAAAATTATCAACGGCTTCTAGTCCACCCTTAACATCATTATAAACTTCCTTTGCATCATCAAAAAACTCTTGGAGTTTACTAGGTTCGCCTTGTTCCTCAGATTCTTTTTCTATATTCTTTTTTGCTTTTTCCAGATCAGTACCTTCAGCTCGAGCGTTTACCTCGGCATTTTCTGAACCAATAACGTCAAAGCTGACATAACCCAGCCTTTCTTCTACTTTAGATGGAAACCTTAATGCCATTTTAAAATCCTAATAAATAGTTTTGAAATAATCTACGTTTATTTATAAGGTTTTTATGGCATATTCGGGAAAGTATAGGGTAAAGAACAAAAACAAATATATTGGCGACCCTACACAAGTGGTCTATCGTTCTCTGTGGGAAAAACATGCCTTTAAATGGGCAGACGATAATCCCAAGGTTAAACGATGGGGAAGTGAAGAAGTCATTATACCATACTTATATGAGGTTGACAAGAGATATCACAGATATTTTATGGACTTGATTGTTGAATACACAGACGGTAAAGTGGTTCTTATTGAGATCAAACCCCACAAGGAAACAAAACCTCCTACGGGCGCACGTAAGACTAAAAGGTATTTGAGTGAGGCAATGACCTTTGTCAAGAATCAAAACAAATGGGAAGCTGCAAACGAGTATGCAAAAGACCGTGGATGGCAGTTTACGATCTGGACAGAGAAAGAACTGTCTAAGATGGGAATCTTACCCAAGTCAACAAAGCCGTTGAAACCATACAGTAGGAAGAAAAAATGAGAAAGGTGTTTTTTATTGGCTACAATAGGACTGCAACAACATCCTTTCACGAGATGTTTATTAAGTGTGGGTATAAATCAATACACTGCATTGCAAGGGATGAGGGACACATTGGAAGAATCATAGAGGATAACGTTCTCAGTAATTCGCCTATACTCAAAACTATTGATGGTGCAGACGCATACTCCGACTTTTGTTTTATGAAGTTGGGTAGGTGTGTAGAGGGACAACAATATTATCGTGAACTGTATAATGAATATCCGGATTCGTACTTCATACTACAGACCCGAAAACTTGAAGATTGGATTCGTAGTAGATCGAAACATAAGAGAGGAGACTTCATGAAGCGGTGTATGAAGTTTTGTCAGATCAGAGATGCTAGAGCGATGCGAGACCATTGGAGAAAAGAAAGAACCGGATTTGAAGCCGAGGTTATGCAGTTCTTTTCTCTTCGTTCCAAAGCAAGATTTATGAGGTATGACATCGACAATAACCACATTGTTGAACTCATAAACTTCCTCAAGTCAGACTTTCCCGACCTTAATGAAAAGAACTTTGGTCATAGAAACAAAACACTCCGATAAAACATATAAATAAAGATAGTAAAATAGAGGAACCTCTGTGTCAAATATATTTAACAGATTAGAACTACAGGCATTCAGGGCTGGGATTACACCCCGCACTAAGGAAAGCCGTGAGTGGTTCATGAAGAAAGCAAAGAATCTTCGATCTATCAACCGTGAAGCGTTGATGGATGAAGACCCACTGAAAAAACGAAGTAAACAGATTGTGGGTTCTATGCAGATGTTTTTCTATGACCCGAAACATAAAGACACACTACCATACTATGACACGTTTCCGTTGGTGGTTGTTGTAGGGCCTGCTGAAGGTGGGTTCTATGGTTTAAATTTACATTACCTTCCACCTATTCTACGTGCGAAGATGTTAGATGGTCTCATGGGTATAGCAGGAAGTAAATTAGATGATAACAGTAAATTCAAATTGTCTTATGCAATGTTGAAGAAGTCATCTAAGTTGAAGTATTTCGAACCTTGTTTCAAACACTACTTAAACAAACACGTACAAAGTAAGTTTGCAGAAGTACCAGCACCAGAGTGGGAGATTGCAACATTCTTACCAACAGCGAACTTCCGCAAACGTAATTCTAAGAAAGTTTACTACGATTCAAGGCAGATGTTAGGATGAACAATAGCATAGACGATTTAAAAGGTGCTGTAGGTGGTGGATCAGGGTTTGCATTACCCAACCTATTCAAAGTAATACTACCTCCTATTGCAGGCATTGATTCTAGAGAGTTTGATGTACTCTGTAAAAGTGTCGTATTGCCTGGCAGACAGATTCAATCTCAAGATTATCAGACTGGTACTGCAACTAAAAAGATTGCAACAGGATATATCACACCAGACATTTCGTTGACATTTTATGTGATGAATGATCACAAAATTACTAGATACTTTGATGAATGGCAAAGATTGGCCCATGATCCTATAAACTACACGGTGGGTTATTACGAGGGTGAAGGCGGATATGGTCAAACCGTCACAATCGAACAATTACAAAAGGGTGCGGGATTTTCCTTGTTTAAAAAACAACTTGGTTTTATGGATAAGGTTCCGCAATCAATTAAGAACCATCTACCGGACTTAGGATTTATTGACCTCTCTCAAGGAGAGATAGATATAAGTCTTGGGTCACAAAGTAATTCAGTGAGGAAGATAGACTTGCTTCAAGCCTATCCGACTTCCGTGAATGAGATACAATTAGGTAACGATCAGAATGATCAAATTACTGAATTGAGTGTGCAGCTTTCATACAAAGACTGGCACGATAAAGGTGCAAAAGGGCCTAATAGTGGTCTTGGTGATGCCATCATTGGTGGTGTACTGGGATCATTGTTGAATTAAATAATTTTAAATTAGGAGAAGTGATATGGCGTTGCCAGTAATTAATAGTAGTCCACAGTATGAATTGGTCATTCCGTCTACAGGACAAAAGGTTGAATTCAGACCATACTTGGTCAAAGAAGAAAAGGTTCTTATGGTTGCATTTGAATCTGGAGACCAGAAACAAGCAACCAAGGCCATCGGTAATACATTGAATGCATGTATTACGACAGATGACGTAGATGTATTCGAACTCACAACATATGATATCGAATACCTTTTCACGCAGATTAGAACAAAATCTGTTGGTGAAACATCAAGGGTAGTTATCCCTTGTACTTCTTGTGAACACAAGAATGACGTAGAGATTAATCTTGAGACCGTTCAGATTGAGAACGCAGAGAACTCTACAGAGACTATTAACATTACGGATGACATTCTTATTGAATTGTCTTATCCGTCATACCGTAGGATTCTAGATCAAGAGTCTACAGGTACGGGAGAGGATGGTCTAGTATTGGCAGAAACATGTGTTAAAGCCATCTTGACCGAAGAAGAAAGATTTGATGTTACGGAATTGGGTGATGGAGAGTTGAGAGACTTCCTTGAAAATCTGACTACAGATCAGTTCAAGGGAATCACAGATTTCTTGATCAGGATTCCGAAACTGGAACATACAGTGGAGTTCAATTGTGTTCAGTGTAAAGAAGCTAACGCAACGACACTGAGAGGGATGAGAGATTTTTTATCCTAAACCTTTCTCACGATAATTTGGTCAATCATTATAAGACCAATTTTTCGTTAATGCAACATCATCATTACAGTTTGACTGAATTAGAAATGATGATGCCGTGGGAAAGGGAGATATACGTTAGTATGTTAATTGATTATGTTAAGGAAGAGAACGATAGATTAAAACAAATTAAAAAGTAGAGTATTAATCAATGGCAGATGCAACTTTAAAGGACGTAATTGATCGTCTTAAGAGAGAAGGACAGTTAACTAGAAATAGTTCTACTGGCCATTCTATTAGGACAGTGAAAGAGGTTCTGAAAGAACAACACGGTCAAGACCGAACCTTGTTGCAAGACATGAAGGATGC